GGACGTGGAGTAACAGCATTACCCAACACCTTGTCGAGTTTCTGCTTTAGTTCGTCGTATGACTTGAACTTGTCTGGCGACACCAAGTCTTGGAGAGAGTACAATCCTTCGTACACCTTTTCAAGTGAATCGTCATCACCATCATGTAACTGTGATGGAGCATCAAACTCAGACTTATCGTAGTTACGATAACCCTCTACATTACGAATCTTCAACTTGAAGTCTGCACCTTCCCAAAAGTCAAATGGGTTTACTGGTGATTCATCTTCAAACTCTGGTTGCATGAGATCGTTGATCTTGTCCCAGATCTTCTTACCGAACTGATAGAGGAAGACCTTACCTTCGTTTGCAGGATTAGCAGGGTCTTTGACGACCAAAATATTAGAGTAATACTTCAATCGACGCTTCTGCTTACGTGCTTGCTCTTTGCCCGCGTCAGTGCCGTTGTTCCATAGTTCAGAGTTGTACTCTGACACAGGATCTTTCTGACCGATAGTAGTCAAAGAGTTTTCGATGTACCACCCACCGGGACCTTGGAACCCATGATCGAATAGACGCACCCAAGGCAAGTCTTCGCCTTTAGGTTCTGGTAAGAAACGAATAACGGCATAACCGTTACCTGCTTTGTCTACCGTTGGTTTCCAGATACGCTCATCGGGACCGTTGGACTGCTGTCCTTCGCCAGAGGAGAGTTTCGCGGTTTCTTGGAGGAGTTTGTCAAGCGATGCGTTGCGTGACTTTTTGAGGGATGCAAATGATGTTGCCATATCGTGTTTCCTTATATTGCGTTGTATGTTTCGTGTCCACGTATTTCATAATGTAAGTCTCTATATTACACCAATTTGGGGATGGTGTCAACCCTTTTTATTTATATTAACCAGATTCTCTCTCAAACCTTTCTCGGGTTTTTACTTGAGCAATGGCATATGCCCAGTTGATTTCCAGTTCTTTGATGCGAGTCTTCAGTTCTCGGTTCTCCTTCTTGAGTTCGCTTAGTTGATTCTGCATGTCAAATAGTTCGCAGTTAAGGTTTTTTCTTAGTTCTCTGAACATACGACTCCTTATGTCTCCAAGATTATTCAATGCTTCTTTAATCATGAGAATGTCTCCAATACTGCTTGCTTCAACTTGTCACGTGAAGCATTAGTGAAATGGTATAGGAACGGACGGTACTTGTGTATTAGTTCAACGAGTTCTGCTAATATCAGATCATCCTGCCTAGACCAATGTTTGGTAAAGTGACACAGATCGTCAAGTATTACCAACGTCTCAAGCGACACCTTACCTCTCTGATATAGTCGGAATGCTAATGGGTGCTTTCCATCCTTTATCACAAATAGGTGATTAAAATCTGACTCCTTATCATGTATATGTGATAATTCTTCTTTGAAGTTGTACGTTAGCGATTCGATATGCTTACGCCATTTCTTGAAAGTGATTTCTTTACTGGGAGTGAGTAGTTCTCCTATCCAAGTGTCGCCATGTGTGAAGTTGGCAACGAGGTATTTTACAAAATCATCACGCTTGAATTTGCGCGATGCCTTCTCAAAAAAATATTTATCTCTCCTTGCCTCGTAGGTTGTGCTTTTAACGCTTGTTTTCCCGCCATAGGTAAAAAAATTATAGTGCTTCTGCTTGAAGTGACTGTTCACTGCAAGGTAGGTTTTGTAACACTCAAATCCACTCATAGTCTCGCTCATATCGGTAGGCGGTTTGGTTTCTCCAGAAAGTTGAGTTCCTGTGCTTCGTATCGGAGTTTCTCTTTGATGACTCCATTGCACAGTTTTGCCGCGACTTCTATTTCCATTTCGTTCTTCTCACACCACCAGACGATGGCATCCATATAGGATAGACGCTTGTCCTTCACAGTCTCCTCTATGAGTAGAGAAAACTTCTGTGTCGTCATCAAGTCAAGCATCAATTCCACCTATAGAATATATGGTCTTCAATCTCAATAGTCTTCTCCTTCACTTTGTTCCATGATGGGTTTACGTAGTCTGCGTGATAGAAGGTTGCACCTTCAGTAATATCAATCATTATATCTCGATTCTGTATGTATGTCAAGATTAAATTCCTGACTTTGTTGAAGGTTTCGTAGTCGTAGATCTTATCAGACTTACCGTCACAGTACCATGAGAACTGGCAACGATTTCTGACAGGATGCCCGTTCTTGTAAGTGACTGCTTCAAGGACTACTTCTTTGATGGTGTTCGGAAATCTAGGATCTCTGACACGATTCATAGTGACCATTGCCACTGCTAGTTGACCTGCTACTCCTTGGTTACGTGCCTCAAAGTAAACGTTTTTTGCCAACCAAGTAATTTCCTCTTCTGAGTACTCATGCGTTGGCACATGGTTTGCTTCTAAAGATTTAGTAAACGGCACCGATAAAAGAAGGAATGCTATAAGTGTTTTCACGATCTTGCTCCTTATAAGACCTAACCATTATAGCATAATGTGGATAAATGTCAAGTAATTTATTTATAAATATAGTGTACAACCATAAGTTGTGTTCCCGACAAAAGGATATCAAACAATGAATATCTTGCGTAACGTTGTTATCGCATTACTTTTTGTCATGGGTTCGTCATTAGTGTGGGGTGCAGATCCCATCGTAACTGATTCGACTAGCACCAGTAGTGTTACGACTACTGGTAAAACAGAGACAACAGTAAAGTCTCCACCACCATCTGCAATTAGTCCATCTATAAACGCGAGTAACTCCGATCTATGTACGGTGGGAGTAAGCGGAGCAGTCCAGACTCAGATTCTTGGTATATCTGGGGGATCGACTGTGCGCGACTTGAACTGTGAAAGACTGAAGTTGTCTAAGACGCTGTATGATATGGGAATGAAGGTAGCGGCAGTATCTGTCATGTGCGGAGATCCTCGTGTGTTCTCTGCTATGGAAATGGCAGGGACACCATGTCCGTTTGATGGAAAGATTGGACCTGAGGCAAAGAAACTATGGGAAGAATATCCCGAGTTGAAACCTACCGAAATAGCACAGGAAGAAAGGCGAAATGACTCTCTTAAAGGTTGGGGTTGGGGTATTGCTACTTCTGCTCTCATGTTTGCCCTCACTGGCGGTTTCTGATAGCACTGCTAATATACTAAACAACAACGGTTGGACGGGTAATATATCTTCCTGTACACCCGGGGTTGATTGTTGGGCAGGGTACTCTGGTGGTTCAGATGTACACGATAGTGGTGCTACATTTTATTGGGGATATAACAACACAGTCTTATCTCAAACCATTGCTATCAACAATGCGCTGTCGCAATCTGGCATACAAGTAAATGGGTTCTCATATAAGTGGAGAATTAAAAACGGGAACGCCAACCTTTACACAAGTCAACCCGGAATAGATCCATTCACAATCACCGTAGATGTCTATAAAGCAAACGGAGATCTGTACCGATCATATGAATATGATTATGGTTATTCCCACGATTGGACAGACCATTATGGATCTGAAACCTTCCCAGATCATTTCCTTTCACCTTCATTCTTTGGCAACTTGTCTATAGAAGCATATGGCGATGATAGCGGATACTGGGCAGGATATTATGGACCCGAATTCAACTATGCCAGTTCATATCTAGTCTTAAACTATTCTGCTAATCCATGCTACAACAATCCACTATACAGTCCATCTTGTGAAGGATATGCGGAAGCATACGCTCAGTGGTTATATGATCAAAACTGTACTGCCGACCCACTTTACGATAGCGGATGCCCGGGGTACGCTACAGCATACTACAATCAGCAATGTACAATTAACCCTTTGTATGATGCAGGGTGTCCGGGGTATGCAGAAGCATACTACACCTATCAATGTGAACTCGACCCTTTTTACGACAGAGGATGTGACGGATATGCAGAAGCATACGCAAAGAAGTATATACTCATCGACGACTCGACGACAGAGGATTCGACACAGGCGATTTCTACAACATCGGAGACGACAGTGCCAATCACTGATCCAGAAGAGATCGCGATGCCATCAACAACAGGGGACGCAACAGTAGATAGCGTCCTCAAGGATTTAACAGATGTACCTATTCAAATTATTGGTATGGAAAATAGCACTGTGGAAGCAGTCGCGGATAGTTCAGAAACTATGCAAGAACAAGAAACTGAAACCGCTTCAGAAACAGACTCAGCAGAGGAGATGATTGCAGATGTTGCCACCGAGGAAGAAAATGGAAATGCCGAGTCTGACAGTGGAGACACCACCGAAACCAACGATGAATCTGATGGTGAATCCAGTGTGGCATCTACTGACGATACAGTGTCTGAGGACAAAGATACATCAAAAGATGGGTCGACTAAGAATGAGAAACTCAAAAAAGCAATCGCCAAGAAAGCATCCAATCTAGCAAATGAAATGGCAAATGCGGCATCGCTAGAAGCACAACAAGCAATGCAAGCAACGGTACTAGCACTGATCAATTTTGTGCCTGACTTCAACTCATACAGTCGAATGATGAACGGTGGTTACTTACCAGATGCAAATGGATATGCAGACAGCAATGTTCCAGAATCGAGGAGAGGATTAAGAAACGGTTTAGCGCAACAACTACTACATGAAAAGATGGTTCAAATGCAATACGATCCTAAATAGGGAACAGAGGCGATTATACCATTCCACATATGTGAAGTACATTAACTCTCATACTCAATAATATGGGAGAAGCAGTCATGCTTGCAGAATTGGCGATAGCAACTGCAGCATTCAAAACCGTAAAAGAATTAGTTACTGAAGGTAAAGAACTTTACGAGATGGGCGACAGTCTGTTGTCCTACTTTGATGCTAAGAGTAAGTTGCAGAAAGAAGTAAATAACAGTAGCAAATCTGATAAGTCAGATTTAGAAGAGTTTCTAGCATTAGAACAAATCAAGGCAGAAGAAGACACCCTTCGCGAATTAATGATCTACAGTGGACGTGCGGGCATGTGGACAGACTGGTTGGAATTCCAGAGACAAGCGGCACGTAGAAGGGAAGAGGATAGAAAAAAACAAGAGCGTTTGAGAATCCAACGCCACGAAAATATGGTGTACTACGCAGAGATAGGAGCAGCAGTTGTCTTTGGTTTGAGTATACTAGGTATCGGTATTTGGATTCTATCTATGATA